GGATCAGCGACTGTTAAACCTTATGAAACAGTTGGTCCAACATTTCAGACAGCCGGTTATGGTTGGGGCACATATCTTTGGGGTAATTCTACATGGGGAACAGCTCGTACAGTAAGTAATGTAATTCTAGATCCAGGCAACTGGAGCCTTGATAACTTTGGAGAAGTATTAGTTGCAACTATATTTAATGGTAAAACATTTACTTGGGATGCAGGCGCATCAGGACCTAGAGCAATTAGAGCTTCTCAAACTACAACTAATTTTAACACAACAAACAATCCTACAGCTAGCAGATTAACTTTGGTATCTGATAGAGATAGACACTTATTTCATTTTGGAACAGAAACAACTATCGGTGATTCTACTACACAAGATCCGATGTTTGTAAGATTTTCTAATCAAGAGGATTTAAATACTTATGCACCAACAGCTACCAACACTGCAGGGTCGTTTAGACTAGACACAGGAAACAAGATTGTAGCTGCCATACAAGGTAAAGATTATGTCTTTTGTTTAACCGATCAAGCAGCTTATGTAATTCAATTCGTAGGTCCACCATTTACTTTCTCTGTAAGACAAGTTGGTACAAACTGTGGATGTATAGGACCTAAAGCCGTGTCATATGCAAATGGTGCTGTGTGGTGGATGTCCGCTGAAGGAGGGTTTTTTGTATTTGATGGTACAGTAAAATCATTACCATGTTTGGTTGAAGACTTTGTATTTAGTACAGATGGAGATAATTTAGGTGTTAACTACGATGCAAGTGAAATAATTTATTCTTCACCTAATGCTTTATTTACAGAAATTAATTGGTTTTATCCTAAATCAGGTTCAACGCAGATTGATAGATGTGTAACTTATAATTATTCAGAAAATGTATTTACAACATCATCACTAGACAGATCTAGTTATCAAGATCAAGGGGTATATAATTTACCTTATGCAACTGACTATGATTCAACAGCTACTCCAGTTTTTTCTGATATATCGGGTATAACTAATTTGTATGGAGCTTCTATTTACTATGCTCATGAATTAGGAGACGATCAGGTTAATAGTTCAGGTACTACATCAATCGATGCTTTTATAAAATCTGGAGACTGGGATATTACATCTAGAAGAAGTCCGTTAGGGCAAATGACAGGTTTGGCTGACTATAGAGGTGATGGAGAGTTTTTTATGTCAGTCAAGAGATTTATACCTGACTTTAAATATTTACGTGGTAATTCTACAGTTACGTTATTTTTAAATGACTACCCAGATAACACTGCTGTAAGTTCACCATTAGGTCCCTTTACAATAACAGCAACCACTGATAAGATAGATACGCGAGCTAGAGGTCGATTAGTGGCTATTCAGATAGCTAATACATCTACAGGTGAATCTTGGAGATACGGCACCTTTAGACTTGATGCACAACCGGATGGAAGAAGATAATGTCATTATATAAAATGGGTATTTCAGATAAAACTATGGGCGCTGCACAAGACAGTGATCCTGAAGTTCAAAAAATGATGTTAGATGCTCAACAAAATAATAATCAAACAATATCAGAACCCGTTAATAAGCCAGGTTTTTTTGAACGACTGTTAAATTATGCATTCGGTGCTGGTGCATCAGAGCCAAATATGAATACTATTACAGGTGAACCTATTAATATTAATACTAAATTTTATCCAGGCACCACTGTACCAATAGCTATGCCTTTTTCTTCAGGCATGCAAAGTGATTTTCCTTTTAAATCTGTAGAAGAATTACCAAAATCAATAACTTATGGAAGTGCTGACGATGTATATCCAGAGGCTATCAAAGGTGGCATCACACAGTCAACAGTAGGACAAACATTTGAACCTCCATTTGTAATGGCAGGCGGTCAAAAATTTGCTTTAGGTGATCCAAGAATAGCCGAACAAAAAAATTATTTTACTAGACCAACAGGTATCATGACACAAGCAAAAGATTTCTTTACTCAAACTGTACCTAAAATAGCTTCTAGTGCAATAGACTTTATTCCAGGGATGAGATTTATAAAAAGTTTAGATAAATTTAATACTCTTCCATATCAAGATAGAAAATTTATTGAGTCTAGAATGACCGGCACCACACCTGGTTTTTATGTAGATCCAAATACAGGTGCATTAAAAGATCTAACAGGTAAAAACGTTAGAAGTATTTTTGGTAATTACTCAGAAACCGTAGATAAAGAATATGACAGATACGAAAAAGCTATTAAAAGAGCAGAAAAAAAATACGGTGTAACTTGGGATGGAAGTAAATTTATAGGAACAAATGCTGACACGGCTAATCAAATGAATAAATTTAATATAAATGCTTTTAATTTTTATAAACAACAAAAAGACGATAAACAAGTTCAACAAAGAAAGCTTTTAGATAAAATAGCTGCTCAAGTTAAATCTGGAGAAACAGCTCAAATAGGTCAATCACTTCATGGTGGACCTACTAAATCAGGTGACGGTGGCAGCCGTCCTCAATTTACAGGAGATCCTAGAGGAGCTTTTGCTGGGATTGACACTAGTGGAAAGGATTATGGTCCTTTTAGTAAATAATGGCAAAAGTTACAAACTATATACCTGAACCAAAACCTGAGTATGATGTAGAAAATCAAAGACAGATACTCGAGTCTTTAAATACTTTACAACAACAACTTAATTTTTCTTTTCAACAAGATTTAAAAAACGAACAGGATGCATTTAACTATTTCTTATCATGAGTATATTTTATAAAAATCAGGGTTTCAAACAAGTTGATACAAGCAAGACTACAGTGCTTACTTGCCCCACTGATGGTGCGATTATAGTTAAAAGTATATACTGTGCAAACAACGATGCCTCATCAGCTATTTTAGTAAACATGAATTTTGTAGACTCATCTGATTCTAGCACTGAATATGAATTTTTTAGAAGTGACGTTGCGGCTAAGACACAAGTAAATGCTTCACCTCAGGGCTTGAATTTAGAAGCAGGGGATGCTATAACTGTGCAAGCAGCTACAGGCAGTAGTAAAATACAAGGCCTAATAAGTTATGCTTTAATAAACAGAGAGAATGAAAACGGATAACATAATTAAGATAGATTGCACTACGATAACTACGTGGCGTAATACTAAAACTAACGAAGTGTTTAAAGAGAAGAAAGAAGGACCTGATATAGTACAAGATGTAACTGTGCAGGTATCTCCGAAAGGCTTAGACATGATACAGAAAGCGATGAATAATAATGATAAACGAAAAACCTAAAGGCGGAACAGAATTACAACAAGACTATTTACAAAAATATGTCGACCATAAATTATTAAATGAAGTACAGATATGTACTTCGGTACCAGAAAAAATACCTTTACATCCTACAAAAGTAAATATCCTATGGCAAAAAAATTCTTACGATCAAGGTAATCTATATCCTTGGTTTAAAGATAAATCTAATCATGACAAGTACGACTGGTATGTATTTAACAGTCACTGGACTTATGAAAAGTTTAGAAATCATTTTGATATACCTACACATAAATCAGTAGTAATTAAAAACGGTATAGATAAAATAGGTAAAGCTCCACCTTATCAAAAAGGTCAGCCTATAAGAATTATTCATCAAAACACACCTTGGAGAGGATTGTCTGTATTGTTAGGAGCTATGCAGTTAGTTAAGAATCCTTTGATAAGCTTAGATGTTTATTCGTCTACAGAAGTATATGGTAAAGCGTTTTATGATCAAAACGACCACGCTTACAAAGAGCTGTATAAACAAGCAGAGCAATTACCTAACGTTAATTACATAGGGTATAAACCAAATAATTTTATAAAAGATCACTTACACAATTATCAAATGTATGTGTACCCTAGTATTTTTGAAGAGACATTTTGTATATCTTTATTAGAGTGTATGGCTGCAGGATTGTATTGCATCACTACTAACTACGGAGCTTTGTTTGAAACAGGTGCAGAGTTTCCTATGTATATACCTTACGAAAATAATAGAAAATTATTAGCTCAAAAGTTTGCATATGGCATAGATGCTGCTGCAGAAAGTCTACATAGAGAAGAAATACATAATCATTTAGAGTGTCAGTCTGCATATGCACAAGCATATTACGGCTGGAATAAAATAGGCACATCTTGGAAAAGGTTTTTGGAAGGAGCGGTAAATGCAAAAAAGTAGTAAAGCGCAAGGCGCAAACAATGAACCCATCTGGTTTACTAAGCCATCTACGGAGGGGGACACCGAAGTTACCACGATCAATATTGGAACGAAGTCTAAATATAAAATAATGGTATGCACTCCTTGCCATAGTGATGTATCCATGCATTACTGCCAGGCTGTTTTAAAGTTTCAACAAGAGTGTATGCAAAGAAAAATACTTGTAAGTTTTACTTTAATGAAATCATCATTGGTTACACAAGGTAGAAACTTATGTGTGGCTGAAATGATAAACCACGCTGATCATTATACGCATTTATTGTTTATAGACTCAGATATAGACTTTCAATCTAAGACTATCTTTACTATGTTAGAAAAAGACAAGGATGTAATAGGTTGTCCATACCCTATGAAAACGTTTGATTGGGATAAGACGTGGAGAAGAATGACAACAAAACATAGAGCTATTAATGACAAAGATGATCTATCAAAAGCTGGTTTTACGTTTCCTTTAAAAGTAGATAATCCACAACAGATACAAGTAGAAGATGGAGTAGCAGAGGTAACTCATGCTCCTACTGGCTGTATGTTAATTAAAAGAGAAGTTATAGAAAAGATGATGAAACACTACCCTGAGCTGGAGATATATCAACCAACGATTATCAATGGAAATACAGAGAAAAAAGATAATATGTTTAATCTTTTCGATACCCTGCATGATCCTAAAACTAAAAGATACTTTGGTGAAGACTTTGGATTCTGCCAAAGATGGTCCGATATGGGCGGTAAAATACATGTATATTTAAAAGACTATATTACACATGTTGGTGAGTATTCTTATTGTGGTAGATTTTGGGATGACCTATACCAAGGAAGTCAACCTCTCAAAGGTATTGACGATAGCACAAAAATCAAATAAAGTGTGATATTTCAGGATAAGTACGCCTGCCATTCAAACTTAAATACGACAAAATTATGGCATTAACAGACACTAAAGCATCGAAAACATTTGTAGCAGGGGCACCAGATATCATTCTAAAAGGCGATTATAGACGTGATAAGCCAGAGATGAAGATGGCTTCTATGGATGAAAATGAAAAAGAATTTGAGAGACTCGTAGACGATTTCATGGAAAGAGGTTTTAGTCTTCAAGAAGCAATTGAAGAAGCTAGAGAAACATTAGAAAAAAAATCTATGGCCGATGGCGGTAGAGCACAATACGGTCTAGGTAGTCTTGTTAAAAAAATAGGTAAAGGTATCAAGGGAGCTGTAAAAGGAATAGGAAGTATTCTTAAATCTCCTGCAGGTCTATTAGCTTTGAACTTTGCACCTATGCTAATACCAGGTGGTAAACCATTTATTGGTATGGGTGGACTAGAAGGTAAATTTAACATTGGCAGTTTGTTAGGTTTAACTGGTGATA